ATCAAATCGCTGCAACCATGCTATTTTATGATCAAAATCAGTTTATGCGTTCCGCGCTTATGGAGGCACCTTCCACTATAGGTGTGTCCATGCCTGGAAAGCAATTTACTCTTTTGTTTGAAAAGTTGAACAAGTTTCCAAATGGTTTCGACGCCGATGGCGGTTCGTTCGACGCATGTGTTAACCTGACGTATGCTCTAGCCGCACGTGAATTCCGGAAGACCACGATTCAAAAAGAATTTTGGCCAGCCGTTGATCATATTTACGATTGCGTTTATCAAGGTTACACTTATTGCGAAGGACTTGTAGTTCATGTTCCTGGACAAAAAAGTGGCTGGTTCAATACTGGTGAGGATAATAGTCTCATCAATATGTGTGCCTTTTTTGATGCTTGGATTCATCTTTGTCCCGGTCTTAATATACAAGAACATGTTGTGTATTTTGTTAATTCGGATGACTTGATATTTTCAGTATCAGATGCAGAAGTCTTGCAATTCAATATCACAACCCTACATCAATTTTTGTGGGTTCGTGGTCATAATATTGAATCTCCTCGACTTGAACCAATCAGTCCACTTGATCTTAACTACTTATCCCATCACTGTATTATGCGTGATATCCCTCAGCTTAATATTAGTGTTAAGATCGCAGCCGGCAATTATGATAAAATCAATAGCGCATTTGGCTATTGTAGATCCACTGAACCTCTTATGCTTTCACAACGTTTATGTGGGTTAATATTTAATGCCTGGGCCTATCGCGATCTATGGGAATATTGGAGAGTAGAAATACTTCGTTGGATGAAGCTCCATCTCCAAGTACCTAAAGATGAGCCCATTTGGGCTCTTCTTCATAGGCTATGTCACGATGAGACTTTGCCTCTTCAAGTTCATTTGGCTTTAGAAGGTCCATTTTTTACCTATCGAAAGTCACTTGAAAGGATCTGCAATGATCCAGCGTTGCTTGGTGATCTGGGTGTTAACACGCTCAGATTTATCACTGACAATTAACAGACGAGCTTTCCCTGAAAAGGGATCTGGAAGCCAGGATGTGTATAACAGCCATCTTAGCTCGGTAAATAAGTTTTGCAATTAACTTGATCCATATCTATATTTGGTCGTTAAAGTTAACTCGCCAAATAAAAAGAAATGAGTCAAGTGAATGGCAAAGCAGCGCCCAAACAAAACGAAGAAAACAACGACAAAGTTAAAACGGGAGACAAACCAAACACTGAAGGCGGTGGAGAAGTTAACAAGGCAGGTCAATGCCTTAAAGGCAATCCAACCCCGCCGAGGCCCCGTAAAACAAGACGGACTCTCACGTCGACAACGCGCGATCTTGAGGTCACGTGTACCTACCGGCTCCCCTTCGAACTCCATACCTGTTCAAGGTGCCGCTGTAATACAGATGCCTCAACCTCGGTTCAAGATGCAGAGGATTGGTAGATCGTCCATGGGTTTCGATACACTTCATATCCTATTATGTAATATAATAGCTGATGGTGTTGCTGATATCGAACAAGTGGTTGGTCAAACAACTTTAACTGCAACATTCCAATTAGGGCCCCAGCTTTTCAGTAAGATGCCAGCCTTGGCAGCATTATTTGACAGTGTTCGATTCAAATCGTTCAATGTTACTTATGCACCAGCCCAAGGATCCTTACAAGCTGGTCAAGTTCTTGCTTATTGGGATTACCGAGGTGATGATCCCGTCACCACATTCCAAGAGGGAGGCGACATGCAAGATGTTTGCTTCTCTCAAGTTTTCACCCCATTCTCTTGCCCCTATAAGGTGCAATATCGAGAGGAAACAGATGAATTTGTGCCGACAACATCTGCCACGTTTTACAAACCACCTCAACAAACAAACCCGCCCCGTTTCGTTCTTATGATGAAGGCTTTACCGCCCGTCACAGCCGATACAATCCTTGGTTCTTTTATAATCCAGTCGGAGCTGGAATTTGTGGGCCGTCATTAGTACACCATGTACCGTGCCGGAGACATCGACCCGCCGCCGTTTAGGGGGTGGGTCGGTAACAACAACTTACTCTCTAACACCAGAGGGCAGGTTGGGATCGACAGTTTCAATTGGACAGTACCCCAGAGTATTGAGACGGGTAGTTGGCTTAACAACCAACATACCTGGACTTCACTCAGGAATCCGAGTGGTATCCGTACTCTGGTCGACCCGATTTTCGCCGCTGCCGCTGCTATCCCAGCA